ATGAGTGTGCAAATGCCGAGTGTGATTATCGGAGGAGACCCGAACAAAAAAAGAAGCTCTATGGATTTTTACTCTACACCGAGAGAAGTCACGGTTGCCCTTCTTGACTTTTTGAAGATACCGAAAGATTCAAAGATATGGGAGCCTGCTTGTGGTCAAAATCATATGGTAAACGTTATAAGCGATTTTGGTTATCAGGTCATGGGTACAGACATTCAAGACGGTGTAGATTTCTTAAATGCTGATCTTCCCGAAGGCACAGATTGGATTATTACAAATCCACCGTTCAATGTATCAGAAGCTTTTATTAAAAGGTGTATACACCACAGAAAACCTTTCGCCCTGCTCTTAAAGTCGCAATATTGGCACGCCTCAAAGCGCACCAAGTTGTTTAGAGATTATCCACCCAAATTTGTTTTGCCGCTCAATTGGCGTCCCGATTTCACAGGACAAGGATCTTCTCTTATGGACGTGATGTGGTGTGTGTGGGGCGACAATTACGGTTTGACATTTTCGCTATACAAGCCGCTTGCAAAGCCGAAAATCATTTTGAAAGGTGAGGAGGTTGACGAAAAATGAAATTACAGTTTGAATCACAGTTACATTATCAGCGTCTTGTTCTCGGCGTGATCTGTGGGCTCTTGCCGATATGCAGTATTCTTTTTGGGCTGATTGGGGCAGACTCGGCGTTGCTTGGCAAAGAGTGGTGGTATTCGATATCGGCAACCTACTACGCAAATTCAAACATTTGGCTTGTAGGATCTCTCGTTCTCGCGTCCTTCTTCTTTGCTACATACCGAGGCTATGACATGGGGGACAAGCTTCTGACCGCCGTGAGTGCCGTTTCCTCGCTCGGTATCGTGGTTTTTCCGTGTTGGGGCACATTCGAGCGAACGGGGTTGCTCATGCTCAAGAACAGCGTTTCTAACGCCGTACACTGTGTCTTTGCCGCATTGCTCTTTATCTCGTTTGCCTTGATGATCCTGACGCAGTTTACCAAGGGCAACGACCATAAGAGAAACAGAGTTTACTGTGTTTGCGGTGGCGTGATCGTGGCCTTTATGCTGAATCAGGTGCTTTCGGTTGTCCTTCATTATCCTGCCTATTGGACGTGGATCAACGAATTTTTCATGCTGGAAGCCTTTGCGGTGGCGTGGATCGTAAAGAGCAAGGCAATCGTCGTGCGTACTTGAACGTATGCTTTGCGGAAGGAGAGAGCCTATGAACGTCGTGGAATGGCTTGAGGATTACAGAAAGGCAGACGAGCTGATCGAGGGAAAGCGGAAGGAAGTGGGGCAGCTTCGGCGAGAGCGTCAGAGGCTTATTGACATGGCAGAGGACATCTCGCCTCGGATCTCTGGTGAAGGCGGGGGCGGAGGGAGTTACAAGAGAGTTGAGAATGCGGTCATCTCGAAGGTACTGATCGACGAGCAGCTTGCCGCGGCGGATCGCGTTGTTGAAAAATGTGTAGCTTTCAAGTTAGAGGTTATTTCAGCGCTCGAGCAGCTTCCGCGCTTGCACTATGCAGTCCTTCATCGGTATTATATCAGAGGCATGAAGATTGCGGGGATATCCTGCGAGATTCATTATAGCGAGCGGCAGGTCAGCAGAATTAAGAAGGAGGGGCTTCGCCTTTTGGAAGAAATTCTGTTGCGTTACCCCAAGATGTCATTGAATGTCAGTCTTAACCCGTGATATAATTATCATAGCAAATTATAGAAAAGCGCTTGCTCCGTGTGGGGCAGGCGCTTTCTTATAGAAGCGAAGCACCTGTGACTGTTCTATTGTCCATTGGTAGAGCGGTCATCAAATAGCCTCCTCCTTTGGCGGCGGTTACTCGGTAGCCGCCTAAGGTGCAAGCGACTTTACAGAAAGGGGCGAGAGTATTGGAGAAGAACAAGGGCGGCGCACCGCCGAAATATAAGACGTCACAGGAAATGCAGGCGAAGATAGACGAATACTTCGCTTCCTGTGAGGGTGAGGTGCTGAGAGACAAAGAGGGCGAGGTCGTGCTTGACAAATACGGCGATCCCGTTGTGGTTGGCAAGCGGCCGTATACGGTCACGGGGCTTGCGCTCGCTTTGGGTTTTACGAGCAGGCAGGCGCTTCTGAACTATCAGGCAAAGCGCGAGTTTTTTGACACGATTACGCGCGCAAAGACGAGAATTGAACAGTATGCGGAGGAGCGGCTCTTCGACAAGGACGGCGCGAACGGTGCGAAATTCAGCCTGGCCAACAATTTTGAGGGGTGGAAGGAAAAGCAACAGATCGAGGCTGATGTCACGAATGACGTGACGATCCGCATAGATCTGAGTGATGACGAATGAATGTCAATATCAAGATATCCAAAAAGGTCTTTAACGAGATCTATTTGCCCTTTCTTGACAATACCGACAGATATCTCGTCTTTTACGGCGGCGGCTCCTCGGGCAAGAGCTATTTTATCGCGCAGCGGTACATATACAAGCTGATACACCCGACAAGATGCAATCTTCTTGTCGTTCGTCAGACGGGCGATACAAACCGCCGAAGCACGTTCCCACTCTTAAAGCAAGTCATATCGCATTGGAATCTCTCCGAGTATTTCAAGGTCAATGAGAGTGATATGAGGATCAAGTGCAAGCTTACGGGAAACGAGGTCGCCTTTGCCGGTCTTGATGACGTTGAGAAGATCAAATCTATCACCTTTGAGAACGGCGAGTTGACGGATATTTGGGTGGAAGAAGCGACGGAAGCGCAGGAGGCTGCCATCAATCAGCTCAAGGTTCGTTTGCGTGGCGGCAAGACAAAGAAGCAAATGATCCTTTCCTTTAACCCGATCAACATTCAGCATTGGATCAAGCGGCATTTTATTGACAGCGGTCTTGCTACGGTATGCTTCAGTACCTATCGGGACAACAAATTTCTGACAGACGACGACCGCAAGGCGCTTGAGGATCTGAAAAGTGTTGACGAGTACACCTACGAGGTTTACTGCCTCGGCAAGTGGGGCGTGCTCGGCAAGACTGTCTTTGACGCGAGGGCAATACAGAAGCGGCTTGAGAGTATACCGAAGCCCATAAAAACGGGTTATTTCAGTTATAGCTACGACGGGCTCAGGATAAGCGACATACGTTGGGTGAACGACAAGGACGGGTATATCAAGCTCTATTCCTTGCCGAATCAGCCTTCGTTCACATCGTATTGCATTGGCGGTGATACGGCGGGTGAGGGGAGCGACTATTTTACGGGACACGTTCTTGACGCCAAAAGCGGCCTTCAGGTGGCTGTCCTTAAACACCAATTTGATGCAGATCAATATGCAAAGCAAATGTATTGCCTTGGCAAGTATTACGGCGATGCGCTGATCGGCATTGAGGCGAATTTTGACAGCTTTCCGATTATGGAGCTTCAGCGGCTCGGCTATCCGAAGCAGTACGTAAGGGAAGCGCAGGACACCTATACGGGCAGGACAGAGAAACGCTTCGGCTTTAAAACGACGAGTCTGACACGGCCTACGATCCTATCGGGGCTGACAGAGATCGTGCGAGAGCATTGCGATACGATATGCGACAAGGATACGCTTGAGGAGCTTTTGACGATCGTTCGGAATGAAAAGGGGCGAATCGAAGCGCCCGAAGGCGGTCATGACGACATGATGATGGGGCTTGCGATCGCGCATCATATCCGAGAGCAAGTGGTCTTTGCGGTGGATCCGATCATTGTCTCCTCTCAGACACATTTCGGTGCGGAGAGACACCGCTCGACAGATCACGAATACGGAGAAAGGATAACGATAGTATGACGTTTGTTTTTGTAATATTGACGATAGCCGTCACGGGAGTGCTTTGTCTTTTGTGCTTCTATGCGGGCGCGAAGGTCGGGCAGGCAGTCAGCCGCGGCGAAGATGTTAAGCTGCCGTCCGTAAGTCCTATAAAGGCCATAGAGGAAAGAAGGGCGCAGAGAGAAGAAAAGCGAGAACGTGAACGATTTGAAGTGATCATGAGGAATATAGAAAATTACGACGGCACCGAAATAGGTCAAGAGGACGTGCCGAGGGGGTGAATAAATGGATCTTCGGGAAATTAAGCAGACGGCGATCTGGGACCTGTACGAGAAGGGGCGAAACTACCACAGGCGCACGGGAATCTACACGGATACCGATCGAAACTACCGTATGTATAACGGAAATCAGTGGGAAGGGGCAAAGCTCGGCGGTGCGGAGCCTGTTCAGAAGAATTTCATCAAGCCGATCGTGAAATATAAGGTGTCGGTCATTCACGACAATCTATATGCGATCGTCTATTCTTCGCAGAATTATGAAAATCCCTCCTTTCGCAAAGACGCCGAGCGTTATTGCAAGCTTTTGAACGGCTACGCCTCGCGCGTTTGGGAAAAAGACAAAATGGATTTCAAGGGGCGCAGGGTCACTAAGGATAGCGCGATCAACGACGAGGGCATTATCTATGTCAATTTTGACCGAGAGAAAATGCTCCCTGTCAACGAGATCGTCAAGAAGAACGACATCTATTACGGCAACGAGAACGATGACGACATTCAGTCTCAGCCGTATATTTTGATTCGCAGGCGAATGCCTGTCGTCAATGCCGTTGATCTGGCGCTTACCAATGGAATGAGCGAGGAAATGACCCCATACATCATTGGGGATAATGACAATTTTGAGGAGAGCGGAGAGGCCGCAAAGGTCGAGCTTGACAACATGGTGACCGTGGTCTACAAGATGTACAAGCAGGACGGAACCGTTCGATTTTCTTTGTCGACAAGATGGGTGGACATTGCGTCCGATATCGACACGGGGCTTTCTCTTTATCCCGTGGCTCACTTCACTTGGGAGGAAAAAGAGGGAAGTGCGCGCGGCGAGGGTGAGGTCAGATATCTGATTCCGAATCAGATCGAGGTCAATCGCACGGAACTCAGAAGAGTGCTTACCGTTAAGCAACAGGCATATCCGCAAAAGGTCGTCGATATGAGCAAGATCGCCAATCCAAGCGCGCTTGATACCGTTGGCGGTCTTATTAAGACGAACGGGCAGGTCGTGGACGATGTGCGGAAGATCGTGGGGTCTCTCACGCCAGCGCAGATGTCTCCCGATGTTAAGCAGCTTCAGGACGATCTGATCAACGTCTCTCGTGATCTTGCAGGTGCAGGAGATACGGCGACAGGTCAGGTCAATCCCGAGACAGCATCGGGACGCGCGATCTTGGCGGTGCAGCAGGCCTCTCAGGCTCCGATGACCGAGCAAAAGGAGAGCTATAAGAATTTCATTGAGGATTTAGCAAGAATATGGCTTGAATATCTCATTGCCTACGCCGAAAACGGCGTGAGTATGGAGGAAAAGGTCACGGACAAGAGAACGGGCGAAGAGTATATACAGCTCGTTAAGGTTCCTCAAAGTGCGCTGAGACAGCTTCATGCGACGGTTAAGATCGATGTTACACCAAAGAGCGTATATGACAGGTTTGCACAGGAGCAGACGATCGAAAACCTTTTGGCCGCGGGCTTCTTCAGAGCGGATAGGCTCAGCGAGCTCAAGGCCTACGTCAAGGTGCTTGACGATGATGCCGTGGCGCCAAAGATGAAGCTTCTTGAGATCATCGAGTATGCCGAAGGAGAGCAACGCAAGATCGCGGCTATTCAGGCAAAGGCGCAGCTTATGCGGCAGAGAGCGCAGCGCCTCCTTATGGAAGATGTGGACGGACAAGCCGCACAGATCGCCGATGCGCGTTCTCTTCTTGCTCAGCAAGCGAGCGCCGAAAAAGCAGTATCTTGAGCGCCTACAGCGCTTTCGGATATGACCAAGCGTGATGTCACGAAACTCAGACGGATTTTGGAGAAGCAAACTCCGACCAAAAAATAGGAAAGGATTTCGTTATGGAAAACAAAGAAAACCTTGCTCCCGTAGTGGAAGCTGAAAACGTGGTGCAGCCCACAGAGGAAGCTGCAGTGGAGGCCCCAAAGATCTATTCGGAGGCTGAGTTCAATGAAAAGGTGAACGAGAAGGTCAAAGAGGTCGTGGGGAGAAGGCTTGACCGCAGAGAAGCCAAAATACGCAAGGAATATGAGCGTAAATACGGCGACATGGAGTACACGAGCAACGTGCTTAAAGCGGGCTTGCAGACGGACGATGTCGGAGAAGCGACAAAGCGGCTTGCGTCCTTCTACGCTGACAAGGGCGTGAATATGCCTTCAAAGCCAAATTATTCCGCAAGGGATATCGAAACGCTTGCCAAAGCCGACGCTGCCGAGATCATTGATGCCGGCTATGATGAGGTAGTGGAGGAAACGGACCGACTTTCAAAGATCGGCGCCGAGAACATGACCGAGAGAGACAAGATTCTCCTTCGGGTATTGTCAAGCCACAGAAGGAACGCAGAGAGAGTCCGCGAGCTTTCTGATATCGGTGTTTCGGAGGAGGTCTACAACAGCCCAGAGTTTCAGGCTTTTGCCTCAAAGTTTGCCCAAGAAACGTCTATCAAGGATATCTATGATATCTACCAAAAAACTGTACCAAAGAAAGAAATCAGACCCATGGGAAGTATGAAGAGCAGTGAGTCCTCTTCGGGTGGCGTGAAGGACTATTACTCACCCGAGGAAGCGAAGAAATTCACCAAAAAAGAGCTTGACGAGAATCCGGCTCTGTTTGCACAGATTCAGAAATCAATGCTTAAATGGTAAAAAGTCTGCCTTTGCTTTCCAAACAACAAGAAAGGAAGGTAAAATTTTATGGCAACGAACAATTTTATTAGAACCGTTTGGTCTAAAAAGATCCAGGACGACCTTGAGGAGAAAGGTAAGCTCGTCAAGGACTGTACGAGAGAGTATGAGGGCGACTGTCAGTATGCGCAGACGGTCAAGATCCTCGGCGTAGGTGATCCCACCATTGGCAACTATACCGGTCAGGATATCACCATCGAGGAGCTCAACGACGAGGCGCAGGAGCTTACGATCGACGTGAGAAAGTATTTCGCGTTCGAGGTTCCCGACGTGGATAAGGCGCAGTCTCTTCCCGGTCTTCCCGAGAAGTATCAGGAGAAGGCAGTCAAGGCGCTTTCGCTTGCAAGAGAGAAGCACGTCGGTGCGCTCATTGCAGGCAAGGCGCAGTCTACCGCGAACGAGGTGGCGGGCAACTCCGTTTACAAGGCGGGCGCAAGCAATATTGTAGTGGCGACCAACAAGACCAAGGCGGCGATCCGTGCCGCACTCAAGGCCGCGATCGTCAAGCTTCGCGAGAACAACTTTGATGACTCCGGCGTGATCGAGATCTGCCCCGCTGACTACTCCCTTTTTGCCGATGAGCTGATCGAGCTCAAGACCAACAACGACGAGCTTGTGGCGCGCGGCGTGGTTGGTATGTACGACAATTACGAGGTCAAGTCCACCAACAACGTATATCAGGATAGTGACTTCACCTACAGTGCCGTTCGCTCCAAGCACGCGATCGCGTTTGTCGGACAGATCAACGAGGTCGAGGCAGGCCGTATGGAGAGACGTTTCTCGGATTACGTCAGAGGTCTTGATGTATACGGCGCAAAGATCATCGACCAGGATCAGATCGTGTGTGTCAAGATTCCTCTTGTAGCAACGGCGTAAGGAGGGATAGAGCATGAAAAAGATCGTACTTATCAACGTCGATTTCAAGGACGTCTATACGGGAAAGCTTCACCGTGCAGGTGAAACGGCCGAAATGACCGATGGCAGAATTGCCGAGATCAAGGCAGTAAGCCCTGATTTCGTCACGGTGATCGGCGAAGTCGAGGAGCCGACTTCCTCGGGTGCAACGCCCGAGGCACCGCAGGCCCCCGATGCTACTAAGCCAACGGAAGCAAAAGCTCCTAAGAGCAAAAAGTAAATAATCCGAAGGGGCGGCAACTGTCACCCCTTCGGTTATATCTTGCTGATAGAATGGGCGGGGCGGTTCCGCCAAGCAAGACAAAAACGAGAGGAGTTACAAATATGATTTTTGAATTATTCGTAGATCAGCCCTGCTTGGATCTTTATAAAGGGATCCGAGTGACAAAGGAAACCGAGCTTTCGTATAAAAACGAAAGAGTCGAGCAGCTTTTGAAGGATCTGAAGCTTGATACGATCCTTGACGACGAGGGGACGAACGGCGTTAACACCTTCAAGTCCAAGAGTCACATTGCGATATCCTTGAACGAGGGGGATATTTTGCTCTTTGATGAGAAAAGAGGGTATTATCTGCCGCCTTATCCCAAGACCTCGCTTGAAAAAGCGGTGGAAGATCTTGGTACACTCAAAGCCATAAAGCTTACGGGTACCGAGGAAACCGAGTAAAGTGTCGGGAGGTAGAGTATGTATCGCGTGAATGAGGATATGTCTGTCTACGTAACGAGGGGCGACGTGGTGTTTCTGTCCGTTGTGGCAGAGGACGACGGAACGCCGTATGTCTTTCACCCCGGCGATCTTGTCCGTATCAAGGTTTTTGAAAAGAAGGACTGCAACAATGTGGTTCTTCAGAAGGATTTTTCTGTGGCGAGGGATAGCGAGGTTGTAGACATTTTTTTGTCAAAAGAAGATACCAAGATCGGCACCGTGATCCACAAGCCCATCGATTATTGGTACGAGGTCGAGCTGAATCCGCTTTCGGATCCGAGGACGATCCTTGGCTATGACGAGGACGGCCCGAAGGTGTTCAGACTGTTTCCCGAGGGGCGTGATCTTGAGGAATTTGGCTCCGAAATTACACCCGAGGATATCCCTGTGGTGGACAGTGAATTGGATCTGACGAGCGAAAGGCCCGTGGAAAATCGCGTTGTAGCGAGGGAAGTTGCGCGCCTTTGGCGAGCTATTGCCGAGATAAAGGAGGGGAATACATGAGTGTAGAAGGAAGCGTAAGGGCGGCGGATAAGCTTCTTAAGGGAAAGCTTTTTGTTCCCGATGCGATTCGGGGGCTTTCTGCCTATGAAATAGCCGTTATACATGGATTTAAGGGCACAGAGGAAGAGTGGCTTTCACATTTGGAGGTGGCGCAGAGCGAATCCATTAAAGAATCTGCCGAGCAGGTTTCGTCCGAAATCGAGACGGACAGACAGGCGGCTTTGTCCGATATTGCCAAAGCAAAGGCAACAATGCTTGAAGAAATCGAACTTGCGGCAGAGATTGTACAGACCACGGGTAACGGCGAAACAGCGGTCATGAGCCAAAAAGCGAGTTCTAATGCTTTTGCCAACGCTTTGAAGGGGACGGCGAGCGGCGAGACGGTTAAACTTGACGATATTTCCCCTTTGGAACACGAAATGTCGGTGAAATTGTCGAGCGACACATTAACAGACTTATCGACAGTGAAGTTGTATAAAGTCGGCAAGAATTTATTGGACGCAGTCAATGCGCCAGCCTTTACCAATTTACAAGATAACAGCTCAATTAATGTTGAAAAAACTAACACAGGGTGTAAATTTATTGGGAAACGAGACACTATTTCGAACTCCGGCAGGTTTGGCTATCAATTTATGCCTATTGCAAGGTTAAGAGGCAAAACCGTCACTTTATCTTTTAAGCGTTATAGTGAAGCTAACGATACAAACACTTCAACTTGTGCCTTGATACAGGCAGCGGTTAATGATTTTGACGGCGACCTTTCACTCTTTACAACTCCTCTCACTAACGCAAACACCTATGGAGAAATCAAGTTGTCGGCGGCAGTAAATGGCTACTTTACTTACACCTTTGTCGTACCTGAAAACGAAACAAGAGAAAATTTATTTATTATATTCTACGCCGGCGTTGGCGCAGTCGTACCACAAAATGGTGTGATAGAGTATTCGGAAGTGCAAGCAGAAGTCGATAATGTGGCTACGGAGTATGAGCCCGGCGTTTATGCCGAATACACACCGAATGCGGACGGAACTGTGGAGGGAGTTACGAGCTGCCAATATCCTACCACAGAACTTCATACTGACACCGAAGGCGTAATTATTGAAGTTCAATACATCAAAGACACCAATAGTTTTTGTCACGATATAACCACCGCTTTAATGGGAGAGATTGTCAAAGCAGAAAACGCCCTTAATAATGAACTTGCAATTATCGTCAGCAATATTACCCGTATAGAGCAAGAGTGTAAATATTCAAGGAACGCTCTTTATGGTAAAAAGTGGGTTGCTTGTGGTGATAGTTATACAGCAGGTGACTTTACGGGTTTTGTCGATGAAAATGGGCTTTCGGGAAAGGATAGTCCGTTGCTCTATGATACTGAATGGCAAATGTATAAAACATATCCGTGGTGGATTGCCAAAAGGAATAATATGACTCTTATCAATGAGGCTCGGTGTGGGACAACAATGGCACTTACAAAGCAATATGTTGACGGCGAAGAAGGATATGCGGAAAGTTATCGCAACCCGTTTTCTCTAAACAGGTATAAAGCAATTCCGACAGACACCGATTATATTACACTTTGGTTCGGTATAAATGACCGCAGTAATACCCACCTCGGTAACATCGCCGACACGGAAAACACCACTTTTTACGGTGCTTGGAACGTTGTGCTTGAGTATCTTATAACAAATATGCCGTATGCAAAAATAGGTATCATCGTTACAAATCGTTGCAACGAGGAGTATAGACAAGCTATCCGAGACATAGCGAAAAAGTGGGGCATTCCTTATCTCGATATGATGGGTGATGACAAGGTGCCTCTTATTTTCGGGCGTGAGACGAATTTAGGGCTGTCGGAAACAGCATACAGTCTGCGGAATGATGCCTTTTCTGTCAGCACGAGCAATCCTCATCCCAACATCAAGGCTCATGAGTACGAAAGTACATTTGTTGAGGACTTTTTGAGAAGGCTGTAAGCGATGCAAAACCGAAACAAAGAAGCGTTTAATAGCACTGCCCCAAAAGGACGGTGCTATTTTTTAAAAAGAGAGGCGATATTATGACACTTTTTGAAATGAAAAAGAAAATATTAGCTCTTATAGAGGAGCTAAACCCCGACAGCGAGCTTCTGACGGACGATCCCGATATTGCCGCAAAGATCGTCGAGGTGATCAATCAGGTCATGTTTGAGCTTGCGAGATTTAAAAAGATCCCGAAATACGTTGAAATGGCTGTTTCCAAGGGGGATACGCTTGATTTTGCGAGCATAGAGAAGGCGTGCGGATACGCAGTATATCAGATCAGTCTGGTGAGCGGTGTCAGCAATATTCCGAGGGCAAGCGGAACGGCGTACAAGGTCATGGAGAGCGGAACGGCCGAGATCGACGTGTTTGTTTACCCCGAGCGCATCACGGAAAGTACCAAGGACAAGGCCTACGAGTTTGAGCTTTCGGCCGATGTGCTTGAAATTATGCCTTACGGCGTTGCCGCCGATCTCCTGCGGTCTGACGTGAGTGCCAGAAACGGCGTTGACTATGCCAATCGGTACGAGAGCATGAAACAGCAGTTGGATCCGCGCTATCAGCTTCCCTTTATCTCTATTGAAGGAGGGTATACAGTATGAGCGAAACGACAGGGGACCTCATTTCTCGCATCTATACGAGCTTCAGAGGGGTTGATTTCAGAGGAGAGGAGATAAGCCTTGTGAGAAGCCCCGATGCGCTTAACGTGTGGAGAGACTACAGAAAGACCGCAAGCATCGAAACAAGACCAGGCATGGCCCTTGCAACAAGCTTTGATGACACTGTATACGGGATCTATTTTTATAAAAACATGATGATCGTGCACAGCGGAGTCAATCTGTACAAGGTGGTGGACGGTGAGACGTCATCTCTTTATACGGGCTTGAATGCGGCGGCAAGTGATGCCTTCACATATGAGAATGTTTGGTATTTCAAGGACGGAAAAAACTATTTGCGGTATGACGGTGAGACGGTCGGAGCTGTGGCCGGCTACGTTCCCACCACGTCGATCGCGCGGAAGGCGGCGGGGGGCGGTACAATTCACGAGGACGTCAATTTTCTCACGGGTCGACGGATCAACACCTTTCTCGGCGACGGGGAAAGTGTTGATTTCTGTCTTGATGCCAAGGAGATCGATGCGGATTTTACGCCGATCGTAACAGTAAACGGAGTCGAGACAAGCGATTTCACAGTGGATTTCGCGGAAGGCAAAATCACCTTCAAGGAAGCCCCTGAGGCACCGCTTACAGACGGGCAGGACAATGTTTCGGTAGAGTTCAAAAAAACGATTGTCGGCTATTCTGAGCGCATTCTCGGGTGCAATATGCTTCAGGTGTTTGACAACAGAGTTTTTGTGAGCGGAAACAAGGATTATCCCAATACGGTTTGGCATTGCAGTCTGAACGATCCGACTTATTTCAGCGATCTTGACTATTACAGAGAAGGTCTTGACGAAGCGCGCGTGATGGGCATGGTTGCAGGAAACAACGCGCTTTGGGTATTCCGTGAGCCCTCGCAAGCCAATACCACGGTGTTTTATCATACGCCAACCATTGACGGCGAGTACGGAAAGATCTACCCGTCTCAGCATTCAAGTGTTACAGCAGGGTGTGTCGGCAAGGCAATCAACTTTAATGATGATATCGTTTTCTTCAGCGATCGCGGCATGGAGGGGATCAGCGGCGACATCACCACGGAGCAGGCTGTGGCGCACAGAAGCTCACTTGTAGACCGAAAGCTGCTCTCCGAGGTGTCTTACGGCAACATGGTGCTTGAGGAATGGGAAGGCTATCTTATGGTCTTTGTCGGGGACAAGGTCTTTCTTGCGGATTCGAGGTCTGTCCTTTCCAATGAAAGTCACACGGAATACGAGTGGTTTTATTGGGAGCTTGACAAAAAGGTCACGTGTGCGAAGGTTTACGGCGGTGTGCTTTATCTTGGTACCGAGGACGGCGTATACACGCTGACCGATACGGAGAAGGCCGTTGAGAGCTATTGGGTAACGCCAAAGGATAAATTCAAGGCTCCACACCTGTTGAAAACCACGAACAAAAGAGGCTGTGTGGTCGAGGCCGAGGGCGACATTTCGGTATATGCAAAGGTCGAGGACACGGGATTTGAGCTGATAGGAAGCTATCAGGGGGTCACAGACTATTTTGCTTGCCGTATCAAGCGCAAGAAATGGAAGGATATACAGCTTAAATTCTATTCAAAGAGCCGTTTTCGCCTTGAGAGTGCAACACTTGAGGCGTTTTTAGGCGGTTATATTAAACGCTGAGGAGGGAAACAAATGTCTAATACAGTTGATGAGATGCTCACCGATTTGGAAAAGGCCGACGTTCGCGCCGATATTGAGAATGCAAAAAACAGCGCGATCGACGCAAGCAACGCCGAGTACGACGAAATGATCAAGGCGGCAAGCGGCAACTATCAAAGGCAGATTGCCGCCACAAAGGAATGGGCAAAAAAGCAGACAGAGCTGCAGAACGAGCGAACCGAGTTAGCCATCGAGCAGATCGAGCAGCAGCGAGAGCAAACCGAGAAGGATTATATCAAAGAGCAGTCGGGAGCCTATACCGATTGGCAGAAGGAAAGCGCCAAGCACGGCGCAAAGGCCGAGCAAATGGCGGCAGGCGGCATGACCAATACGGGCTATGCCGAAAGCTCTCGGGTGAGCATGTATAACACGTATCAAAATCGAGTGGCTGTGGCAAGGGAAACCTTTAAGCGCGCCGAGCTTAGTTTTGACAACGCCATTGCGGAGGCCAAGCTTCAAAACAGTTCCGCGCTTGCCGAGATCGCATTCGAGGCACTGCAGAGAGAGCTTGAGCTTTCTTTGGCATCGATTCAATACAGCAATTCGCTTCTTCAGAAAAAGGCGGCTGCGGCCAGCTCGATCGCAAATGCATACGATACACCTAAGATCAACAAAAATTCTGCGGAAATTGATGCTTTCAATGAGTTGTGGGACAGTCGTGGTGACAATACCGGCAGTGTCAACATTCCCCCCATTGGAGGATTTCAGGAACACGTAACCCTTTCGGATAACGGCGGAAATACGGCAAAGAACCCGCTTGAGATTTTAACGGGAAAAAAAGACAGTGCAGCTACGGCAAATGTAGAAAATAAAATCAAGGGGCTTTCTACGATGAAGGGAATGACCGGAAGCGATAAGGCCATCGAAAACACCATTCATAAATATGCGGAAATTGGCGATATATCAGAGGCAGAATTCGATTACATGATGAATTATTTTGGTTATGATGCTTCTAAACACAAAAAATAACAGGAGCGAAAGGCGGTGAGAATATGGCTAACACGAAACGCAAGAAATATGACAATTCATCATGGTTGAAAAGCTCTGCTCAGCTTAAAGCCGAGCAAGAATTCTATGATAAATGGGGCCAATATACGGCGGCAGAGGATTTTGCACAGCTTTCCGAGCAAGGTGCCGCCATCAAAAACCCGACCGTTAAGGAAGCGGAGGGGTGGGCCAATCTTTTCGGTAAACGGCTTGGAGCCAAGGATATTGGGAATATCGTTACATATTCAAGGGATAATGCGGACGAGATCACACTTAGATCGTCCTCCTTGCTCGGCGGCTCTCCCAATAGTGTGCTTGGAAATCTGCTTTATACGGAAATGTCAGATGATGAGGTCAGTCTGTATAACTATCTGCTTGCAAAAGAGGGCAAGGGCGTTGCACAAGAATATCTTGACGACATCGAGGAATCGCTGAATGCACGAAAAGGCGTAAAGTTGGCAGAGAGTGTTTCCAAGCAAGAGGACCCCATCAACAAAGCGGTTGCTTATGGCGCGACGAGCCTTTCGGCAGGCGTGGATCAGTTTGTAAGCGGAGTCAAGCAAGTGTTTACGGAGGAGGAGCTATCAAGCACGCCTATTTCCGTTGCCAATCAAATATTGCTTGAGGATCTTGACGGATTTGCAGAGAAAGCCTATCAGGCGGGCAACGTGGTGGGAAATATGCTTCCTTCGATCGCCATTTCTTCTCTTACGGGCAGCTTGGGGGCTCCTGCCGCGGTTGCTTCGGGTGTAGGTGCGGCCACGGTTGGCTTATCGGCAAGCGGAAATGCATACAAGCAAGCGCTTTCTGAGGGGTATTCCAAAGAACAAGCCCGTACCTATGGCACTCTTGTAGGTGCTTTTGAGGGCGGTTTACAGTATGCGCTTGGCGGTATCGGTAAATTGGGTGGCGCGTCGACATCAAAGCTTATGGGCAAGATCGCCATGATCGACAAAGCGCTTGTTCGTCTGTCTGCCAAATATGCAGTTGGCACCTTGTCGGAGATTGGGGAGGAGGAGCTTCAGCTTTTTATTGAGCCTGCCATTCGTTCTATCGTCTTTGGAGAGGATTACGATGCGCCGACTGTTGAGGAAATGCTTGACACGGCTATTGTAACGGCCATGTCAACGGTTGCTATGAACGTCGGAAGTGACATTGTAAGCGGCAATACTTCAACCGTGGAGGGATTGACGGTGAACGAGGCGAAGGTCGCGGAAAAGGAGGCGAGCAACCGCATTGCCGAAAGAGAAGCCAACGGCGAGAAGGTAAGCGCCAAGGACAAAAACAAGATCTATGATGAGGTCATTGAGGATCTGAAAAAGGGCTATATCTCCACGGATACGATCGAGAGTGTGCTTGACGGGAAATCCTATGAGTCTTATAAGAATCTCCGAGACAACGAGAGCCGTCTTAACGAAAAGATAACGTCTCTCACGGAAGAGATCGAAACGCTTCTTGACAAAGAGAATCCTACGATAAGGGACAATGAGAGACTTGCCGAGGCGAGAAAAGAGCTTGAGGCGGCCAAGAGTGACCTTGAGAAGATCGGCGGGTATATCAATGAGCATATCACATATACACGGCACAACATGAATGAGGTGCTTAAGGGCGAGAGACGGGGCAAAGGCTCTTATCTTGCCGAGAGCTATAGCGAGATCGAGAGAAAGGGTCAGCGCTACGTTGCCGATTTCTCCAAGTACGAAGGCGCGAAGCACGCAGATGCGGCGAGGGCGACGATTGAGAACGCGATCGGGCGCGGTGCGAACAATACCAACCGCGTGCATGATATCGTTGAAATGGCGGCGAAGCTCTCTGCCGATACGGGCATTGTCTTTGATTGGGCAGGGAATAAGGACGTCAAGGCCGACTTTATCAAGCGGCAGAATAAAGAGATCCGCACGCTTATGCGCAAGGGCGAGCTTACGGAGGCAGAGTCCAAGGCGCTTGCCGAGCTTAAGGAAACGCTTCGGAAGGTTAAGGCAGATGAAATTACGGTTGGTGGCACGATTACGGACAAGGGCGTTGTGATCAACCTCGACTCCAAAAGTGCGCTGAACAAGCTTGTCGGGCACGAGATCACGCACAGCTTTGAGGGAGCGAAAGCCTATCCCGAGTTAAAAAATGCCCTCTTTGCTTACGCGAAGCAAAAGGGTATAGATATTGAGGCTGAGATCGCGGCAAAGGCAAAGACTTACACGGGAATCAAGGGAGCGAACGCAGAGGCTGAGCTTGTTGCCGACCTTGTGGGACGTTATATCTTTGAGGACTACGCTTTTGTACATGATCTCGCTATGAATCACCGTAACGTTTTCCAAAGGCTCTATGACGAGATCAAGTATCTTTGTAAGCTCGCCACGGCGGGAAGCAAGGAAGCAAGAGACCTTGAAAGAGCCAAGCGGAACTTTGAGAAGGCTTATAGGGAGAGTGCTGACACCAAAGCCAAAACCGATGGTGTGACGAAGTACGATATAGCTATTCTTGAAGGCGGCAAGGCTTACGTTGAGGCAAGCCGCAAGGTTATCAACGGAACAACAAGGGCTGAACAGAGAAAAGAGATTAGCAATTTCTTCAATGAATTGTTAGATGAAAATGACTCTTTGGATATTACCACGTTAGAGGGGGATATTCTAACCATAACAAAAGCAGACACGGCACATAAGGCGCGCGATGATCACAAATTGGTTGACGGGCAAAGAGTTGATATGACTGATGACGAATTTGCTGTGAAGCTACGCGTTGAGGCACATATTGATGAGGTTGCGGAAGTGTCTACAAAGACCAAACAGAACGTTGCCGATAGTAAAGGTCATGCTTTTGCAAAGGACGGTTTTACATATCGCAGGGCGTATTTCAAGGATTTTGACGGTCAGTATTATGAAATCACGCTGTCGATCGGACATAACGGTACGGTTGCAACTGTTTACAATGTTGGCAAAATAAAAGAAAGTGCTTTGCCGACAGCTAAAATAATAGCCGGAGTGGGCTCAAAGGCCCTTGGCAAAACACTTTCTAACTACAGTATATCACAAAATTCCGAAAAGTCAACAGATTTTTCAAAACTTTTTTCGCGCGACTCAAGCGGTAGGAACCTTTCCGAAGGTCAAAAAGAGTATTTTGCAGAGAGCAAGGTACTTGACAAGAGCGGCAATCTCAAGGTGATGTTTCACGGCACGCACGAGTCTTTTACAGTCTTTGACAAAGCAAAGGCAAGATCGGGCGGCACTTACGGAAAAGGCTTCTATTTCACGGATAGCGAGTCTATGACGGCACCCTACGGGAAAGCCTACGAGGTCTATTTGAATATCAAGAATCCGCTTCAAAACGGCACGAACGATATCACAAAAGATCAACTGAGAAGTTTTGTGGAGGCAATTGCCGAGAACGAGGACTACGGGCTTGAGAACTATGGATACGGCGCGACGGTGGACAGTGTAGTCGACAGTGTTTGGGGCAAGAGCGATTTTGCTATGTTCCTTGACCTGAATGCGACTTGCATTGGGGACATGGTAGCGGCGGTCGAGCTTTTCAACGAGGTGAACGGCACCGAGTATGACGGCATTATCGCGCCGACCGAGACGGTGGCGTTCTATCCAAACCAAATTAAAAGCGTGGATAATACCACGCCTACGGCTGATCCTGATATGCAGTTGTCCTTGACCGAGAATGAGGATTTGCTTGCCCCTATCGGTCGAAACGATGTGGTCGGCGAGGATTTCAGGGTCCAGGAAGATCTTGCCCCTCTTCCCGAAAATGTGAAAAGTAAAGTTAAGCCGAAGGTTGCACAAGTACTTACCGAAGAACCGAAAGTGCCAAAGAAAAAGTCTCGTATATGGTCGACACTCAGAACGAATCTTCTTGACAAGCAGTCGGTCTTTGAGGACCTTGCGCTCAAAACGGGAAACCGCGAGCTTATGGGTAAAGCAAACTATATGCTTTCCTCTGAATCGCGAGCGCAATGGCTGATCGGCAACGGCTCGGGCAAGGTAAAGGCGCTTACGGACATTCGTAAAGAAGTTGAAAGTTCGGGCAAGCTCGCACAATTCCAAAACTATATGTACCATGTGCATAATATTGACAGAATGAGTCTTGAAACGGACGAGAACAGAGCTCGGCGTTTGGAAATTCGAGGACAGTTTAAGGGGCTTAGCAACAAGCAGATCGAGATGATCGCCGAGGCGCAGATCGCGAAAGATACCCCGGTGGAAGACGAGGCAAGAATCCGCGCTGCAAGAGAGTTCCTTGAGCTCAACAAAAGTAAGGACAAGCCTGTTTTCGGCTATTCTGTAACGGCGGATCAATCCCGTGATACAGTCAAGCGATATGAGGCGAAAAACCCCGAATTTAAGGCTTGGGCGCAGGACGTGTATAACTACAACAAGCACTTGCGTCAGTTGTTGGTAGAAGGCAATGTTATTTCTCAGGAAACGGCAGATCTTTGGGAGAAGATCTATCCCCATTTCGTTCCGATCCGCAGGCAAGGACACGACGGCGCTGCCGTGAATGTTCCGCTCGATAGCCGAAAGACAGGCGTAAATGCGCCGATCAAAAAGGCAACGGGTGGAGACGGAGATATTCTTCCTTTATTTGATACGATGGCGCTGAGAACGGAGCAGACCTTCAGGGCAATTGCGAGAAATCAATTTGGCCTTGAGCTTATGCACACGCTTGACACGACGAAAACGGCTGATAAAACGGGCAAGGGTGTGGCGAGCGTTGACGAGGTTCTTGATCGCATGGAAACGCAAGACGAGCTTCTTCAGAAGGGCAAGGACGGCATGAATCCTACCTTTACTGTATTTGAGAATGGCAAGAGAGTTACCTTTGAAATTACAGAAGATATGTATGATGCCTTAAAGCCTACGAGTAAAGCATTGGCGCACACCATCAAACCGCTGAACGCGATCAGCAACGTTCGCAGAGGGCTTATCACAGAGTACAATCCCGCCTTCTTGGCGACGAACGCTATCAAAGATGCTCAAGATGTGCTGATCAATTCACAGCACCCTGCAAAGACCTATGCGAATCTTCCGAATGCCTTTTGGAATTTGGCGACCAAGGGGCAGTGGTATACCGAGTACATGGCGGCGGGTGGCGAGCAGAACACCTACTTCGACGGCAAGAGCAATACCTTCAAGAAGGAAGATAAAGGCATTGTCAAGCTGATCGGTATGCCTTTGAGAGCGATAAGTGTCGCAAACAACTTTGTAGAACGTGCCCCGAGGCTTGCGGAGTATATTGCAAGCCGAAAAGATGGGGCAAGCGTTGAGGTCGCTATGCTCGATGCGGCGAGAGTGACAACGAACTTTGCGGCAGGCGGTGACGTGACGAAGCTCTTAAACCGAAACGGCGCCACGTTCTTGAATGCTTCGGTACAGGGTGCTATGCAACAGGTCAGAAACGTTCGCGAAGCCAAGCAGAACGGGCTTAAAGGTTGGGTGCAGCTTGCCGCTAAGACGATGATAGCGGGCATTCCCGCCCTTCTTCTCAACGGTCTCTTGTGGGACGATGACGAGGACTACGAGGAGCTTTCCGACTATGTAAAGGATAACTATTACATTGTTGCGAAGTATGGTGACGGTAAGTTTGTTCGAATTCCGAAAGGCAGAGCGGTTGCGGTCATTCAAGATGCTTTTGAGCAGATTGGAAATACGCTTACGGGAAATGACGATGTAGACCTTAAAAACTTCCTTGATCTTGCCGTATCCAACCTTGCTCCGAATAATCCGATTGACAATAACCTTTTGGCACCGATCACGCAAGCTGTCTCGAATACGACATGGTATGGAGATGATCTTGTCCCGACAAGGCTGCAGGATCTTCCTGCCGAAGAGCAATTTGATGAGAGCACAGATGCGATCAGCAAGTGGCTCGGTGAGGTCACAAATACAAGCCCTATCAAGTGGAACTATGTGCTTGATCAGTATAGCGGCGTTGTCGGTGACATTGTTTTGCCCATGTTGACGCCCGAAGCGGAAAGCGGAGATAAGCTTTTTGGTAAAGTGCTTGCGCCGATGAGAGACAAGTTTACGGCCGATAGCGTATTTGATAATCAGAACATATCCGATTTTTATGATACGGTTGACGAGCTTGCCAAGAATGCGAATAGCAGCAGAGCCACGGACGAGGACATTCTCATGAGCAAGTACATCAATTCCGTCAATTCCGAGCTCGCCGATCTTTACAAGGTGAAGCGAGAAATTCAGAACAGTGATCTTGCAGACGTCGAAAAGTATGAAGCGGTTCGTGAGATCCAAGAAGAAATCTTGGATTTGGCGAAGGAAGGCTTGAGCGGCTACAGGCAGGTCTCTGTTGACGGCGTTTACGCTACAGTCGGTGAGCGCCATTTCCGTATGAATGATGACGGAGAGTGGGTGAAGCTGACGGGGAAGCAGATTGCTCGCCAAGAAGAAGTGACAAAAGCTCTTGGTGTAACGCCGTCAAACTATTGGAAGAACAAGGCAGAGTGTGATTTTGCTTTTGAAAATCCAAAAAAATACGCGGTGGCGAAGGCAATCGGCGGATATACGCTCTATGATTCTTATGTGAGTGAGCTCTCTAATATCAAGGCCGACAAGGACAAGAACGGAAAAACCATTTCGGGTAGCCGAAAGGAAAAGGTGATTGATTGGCTCAACGAGCGCAAGGATATGGACTACGGCGAAAAGCTTCTCTTGTTCAAGAGCGTGTACAATGCCGATGATACCTACAATTATGACATTGTGGAGTATCTCAACGGCAGAGAGGATCTTTCCTATCGTGATGTGGAAGCTATTCTCTTGGGGCTTGGCTTCTCCGTGGACGCGAAAGGAAACGTGACTTGGGACTAACAAATAAAAAAGGGGGGAGCCTTTCGCGGCTTCCTCCTCTTATAGAAAGGACGTGATCATATGTCAAAGCAGGATAGGCAGGGCGTGCGTACGGCTGCCGACCTCGAGAGAAGATACAAATATTCTGAAAGTCTAAAAGAAGCAAAGCGAGCCGCGGCCGCCTCTCAACAGGCGGCGCACGATGCGCGGCAGGCGGTCTCAAGCTTAGATCTGACTCTTGATCAAGTGGAGATCATCAACCGTCTGACAAGAAACGGTGCGGCGAAGGGGATCTACATTGATGCAGAGGGTGAGATATACATAAATGCCAACTATGTTACGGTTGGCGGACCTATCACCCTATACGGCTATGTTGACAGTAAGATCGCCTACGTGGCTATGGTGACGGGGGCGCTTCTCGACGGTCAGGTGACCAAGGAGAAGGTTGCGGCGTGGTATGGAGTGGCGTTGTGGAGTGCCGCCATGGTCAATGAAGCCGTGAACAAGGGGATCCTCACTACAACGGAAGCGGAAGAAATTTTGGGAAAGGCGGTGACGGTGTGAGTGAGGTGTGGAAGGTTATATCGGAAAATTATACTCTGATTCTTGCCGAGCTTGTGACATTGGTGCCATTTGTAATTGCGGCTTTTGTGTGGATCCGAAAGATTGTGGAGGGAGTGCGGTGTCAGCTTCGCTCCGACATTCTTAGTATCTATTACAAATGCAAGGATACCAAGAGAATACGGCAGTATGAGGCCGAGCACTTTGAGAAGTGCTACCACGCATACAAGGCACTCAAGGGAAATTCGTTCATTGACGAGATCTACAAAAAAGCGCACGATTGGGAAGTTATTACTTAAATGGAGGAAAAAACATGAAAGAAAAAATTTCTAAATTGCTGACGGTCAAAAGCATTGTTACGCTCTTGCTGACCGTTGTATTCGGCTATTTAAGCGTTAAGGGGGCAATTTCTGCTGAATTGTTCATGACAGTGTTTACTGTGATTATTGCCTTTTATTTCGGAACTCAGCATGAGAAGCAGAATAAAGACGAAGAGCACGGTAAAATCGAAAAGAACGGTGAATAG